TTACTGTTTTTGTTATAGGACTACCTTTATCAACTCTTTGAGTATTATCATCAATAATATTCTCAGTCTGTAAAGTACCGTCAGTTGTTAAAACTTGTTGATTTAATGTGCCATGTCTTACGTCAAACCCACCATCACTAGGTTTATCAAAACCATTAAAATTTGCAGTTTTATAAGTTCCGTCAGTATTTTTTGTACCATCATTTTTATTTCTTATTGGAGTGTCATCTAAAAAAATATCTTCATGTGCATATGCGATATATTGATCTTGATCGTTTGAAGCAAGTTCATATATTTCATTAACTTGAGCAAGTTCTGAAGTAAGTTTTTTTGAAGGAGTTGCAAAACCTTCTGTAATTCCTTCAGAAAGTATTTCTATAACTTTACCTGTCTCAGTATTATTTAAAGTATCAGGATCTTTTGTAGGTTGTCTTGAACCACCCGAAAGATTACCTGTAATAAAATGTTTTTTATCAGTCATCAGTTTGCAGTTCCTGTTACTAACCCATAATAGTATCCATCATTAGCACCAGTGCTAGGTCTATCACCACTTGTATGGGTTCCAATAGTTTCTTTAAGATTACCAGGAAAATATTTTGTATTACCATTTTGTACATAAGCACTGTAATTAAATTGATTTTGATTTTGTTGTCTAAATGCTGTTATTAATTCATCTCCATTGTTTGTATAACCTGTTCCTTGATATGTGTTATTACCAACGACTGCTTCTATCTTTACTTTTACAGATGACACACTATAAATTCTTACATATCTTCTAAGAGATGTATCTGAATTATCTCTATCATATTCTTCAAGAGGTTGTCCTGTATTTTCATCAATAGTAAGATTAGTTGTATTACCTCTATGATCTTGAGCAACACTAGAGTTTGAGGTACTTGGTGAACCATCAGCAGTTTCTATACCAGCACTAATAACAACCGATCCAACAATATATTCACCATATAAAATTGGAATTGGAACTGTAGCAAGTGTAGTGTTTATAGCGTTAGAAAAATTAGCTGATAACGGATCTTCTGCTTCAGGGTCTACTTGTGGTGTAAATAAATCAGAAATACCTGAAAATACTAAAGCTAACCCAATACTGGCTAATCCTCTTTGTATTAATCCAACTTTTGCAAATCCTTTAGCAAATCCGACCCCTAAACCTGCTGACATTCCTCCACCTGGCAAGGGAAAAGATAAAAAAGACAAGCCAATTAATGCTGCTCCTAATAATATTTTTCCAAAACCTCTACCACTTCCAGTTATAACAGGTGCTATTTTTATTTCAGCAATACCAACTGGATTATGTAATTCAGTCTTATCTATATCTACATCATTAACACTGACTCTATAATATTGATTTGCCATCTCATGTTCTAGAGAAGGAAAATTAGCTATTAAGAATTTAACTGCATCAGCAGTATTGCTAACTTTTACTTTAAAAGATGATCTACCAGTAGTTTCTTTTAAATGACCATATAGTTTAATCTCAGTTAACATACCGATACCTCTTATGTGTACATCTTATATAAAATTCACTATAAGGTTCAATACAACTTAGTCTTTCATTGCAATGATGAGCAATATTTCCATGCCCAACATAAACAGCAACATGACTAGGCTTGGGATGTAATAACTTCATAAGAAAAACATCACCCTTTTCAGATGACTCATTATCTCTTAACTGTCTAAAACCAGTTCGCCATGCGTAACTTTCAAATAAAGGGTTTTTAAGAAATTCTTCTGATGTTAATGATCTTTCATAATCTTTTAAATTTATATTTTTAACTTCTTTATACCAATCTCTAACAAAAGAATAACAATCAGTTAATCCCCAAATCCAAGGTCTACCATATAATTTAGGTTTATATCCACTTGGTTTTAATTCTGACCAAGTATTTTCTAAAGGACTATAAATATACCAAGGAAGTTTTGAAGCTTCGCAGCTAATCCTATCTGCATCAGATGGTTCAGAAGATCCTCTTGGATGACTATGAAATATACCTACTATTTGACCTTGTTCTTCACAAGCAGCATAATTATCAGGATTTATTATAAAATTATCCTCGTCTTTAGAAATATTTGGACAATAAAAAAATACCTCTTTTCCTTTTACATTTACTACTAGACCACAAGTTTCTTTCGGACTTTCAACTTTACTATCTCTCATAGCTATTTGTTGCCACTGTTTCATCCTTTAAAAATACCTGCTGATGGGAATTGATCTTTAGTTACAAGTCTACGAGGAGCTTTAACTCCTACTAAATCAAAGTTAGCAGCTAATTCAAATTGAACCACTTCTCTATTTTCTTCACTTTTTCTATCAATAAAATATACCTCCTGCGGAAACTCAGGATAAGAAGCATCAAAAGCATTGTAACTAGGGACTGTACTATAATTAGAAGTTGGTAAAAATTTTTCTAATGTTCGCTTTCTAGTGACTTTTGCACCCGTAAGATCATTATTAATTAATATAGATACATGAGACGCATCTAACATTTCCGTTGCTGGTGTTCTAGAAGAACCTGGTTCTGCTGAATTAACAGCACCTAAAATATTAGTAAATGTCGTTAATGCGTTAGAAAAAGTTAATGTCGGTCTAGGTAATTGTCCTCGACCAAATTTAAAACCCTCAACTTTTACAGGTAAAGCAACATAATCTACAACTGTGTTACTTGTATCACCTTTAGTCCACTTTATTGAGCCAAAATTATTATTACTTGTTCCGTTATGAAAAAAATAACTTGTATCTATAATCGCTGGTGGTACATAATGTACACCACTAATTAAATCAAGTTGAAAAAGCTCAATAATTGCAGATGGATTAGGTTCTTGTAAATCTTTACTTATTTGTATATTTGAATTTACTGGCCGACCTTGTTCATAACTTGATGTCACGCTTCAAACACCTCCCTAAATGTTGCTTGTATCGTTGCTCTATTTACATATGGAATCTGTTTACTCCAATTTTCACATACAAATTTAGATGAAGTAGATTCTCCAGGTGGTGTAAAACTAAAACTTACATTATCTAAAGCTCTAGCATCAAAGAAATCTTCAATTTTTGTTGCGTCTGCTGCTGATACATCAAAGGTAAGATTATAAACTTTTGGATTTTGATGACTTGCTAATCCAAAAAGAATCCTTTGCTCAAAACCATCAGCAAAACTAATTGTTCTAACATTTGGAGAAGAGTTTTTTCTTAAGTTATATTTTGGAGTAGTACCACCAGTTGTCGTTCCAACGTCAGCATCATTAAAAGTAAAAGTAGACATTATGCAAGTAATCCTCCTGGTCTTTTTTGTTGTATTATTTCAGATTGTACTGCTGCTGATATAGCAAGTCCAAGTTGTCTACCTTGTTCTTCATCACCTTCGACAGACGATCCAGAGGCATCTACGTTTACTACCACGTTTGTTGAACCGCCTAATTGATGGTTCGGGATAATAGTTCCTGCTTTATCGGGTACAAATAATTCTGGTCCTTTTTCACCAACTATTGAGGGTCTACCAACAGGAGGTCTACCACCATTAGCAAACCCTGGAAGACCTATACCACCTAGAAAAGCATTTACACCATATTGAATAAGTGATCTTTGAATCTGTGCAAATACACTACGAGCAACATCTCCAAGAGTTTTAGTGCCGTTTATTGCACCTTCAATAGCATCTACTATTCCTGTTTCAATAGAATTAGCAATACCATCAAACAATTCTCTAGTTCTTTGTAGTTCTTGCTGTTCATTTTTTAAGACATATAATTTTTCTAATTTTGTTTTTATTTCATCTTCTTCTAAACCTAAAGTACCTTTTTTGATTTCTCTAATTTTCATTTCAATTTCAAAATCTTTTTCTGAAAGTTCATTTTTTAAAGTTGCTATTTCTATTTCTTTTTCTAAATCAGCCATCTTATCTTCACCAAGAAGAATTTCTTTACTTTTTGATTTCCCAAGACCTTTTGCAGGCATTAAAGGTCTTTGACCAAATCTTTGCAACATTTTTTCCATCACTGATATTGTTAAAGGTCCTGAACTTTTTCCTCTTGTACCTCTTGCTTTATCTAACTCTTCTTCAAAAAACTCTTTTTGTGATCCTTTTAATCCACTTCTAAATCGTCTAAATTCTTTTGCAGTTTCATTGGCAGAAATGGTTTTATTAATAGCTTCTATTAATTTAGATAAAGGGCCAGCAATAAATGCATCAAATCTAGTTTTTAATATTCCCATCAATCTTCCAAATTCTTTTGAAGCATCATTTAATCTTGAAAGATTTTGAACACCTTGAGTTCCTATTATTCTTTGATACTCTTCATTAAGTAAATTATTTAATTGTTGAACTTTGCCTTGACGTTCAAGTTGACGAGCTAATTCTTCTGTTTGTTTTGAAGTGAATAGTGATCTCTCTCTCGCAAGTTCAAGTTTGCCTGTTAATGTGTTTAATTTATCTGCTGTTTGCACTGATGCTGAACCTATTTGTTGTATTTGCTGAAGGAGTGCAGTAGCAACAAGACCTCCTGCAAAACCGCCCATTTGTCCACCAATTTTGGTTCCAATAGCACCACCAGCAAAACCAGCAGCACCTCCGATAATGCCTTGTCCAAACAATAATGGGAACGCACCAGAAATAAGTCCACTTGTTAGTGCTGCTTTATTACTTCTACCATCTAATTTTTTAGATCTATTTGTTTGTGTAGCAACATTTGTTTTATTTGTTTTAACTTGTTCTTTTCTTGTTTTTAAAATACCTTGATCTGTTTTTAAAATTTTATTTTTAATAAGCAATTCTTGTTTAAGAATTTTCAAACTAGCTTTATTTATTTCTAAATTTTTTTTATTAAACGCATTAGCTTTTTTATCTAACAGCCCTGCTTTTTTTAAAGCTCTATCTAAAGGACCATCGTTAATCCTAAAATTTATATTTACTCCGTAATTAGCCAAGACAAATACAAAACTTTATTTTAGTGTACCGCTTTTATGGTTTTCTTGCTCGTGATTTATCTTTTGCATTTTGTATTGCTTTTTCTTCATATTCTTTTTTTACTTCATAATAAGCAAGCCAATTCATGTATTCTTCTTGTGTTAGTTTACTTGTAAGTTCTTGAAGAGTCATTCCTAACTCAGTTGCTAAGAAAAACATAAAAAACCAATCACTTCTAACTTTTTAAGGTTGCTTTCGCTTCCTCCAATTTATATTCGTTACCAGAATTTAACATTGCAAGTTGTATATCTTGTAGAGTTGCAGCATTAACTTCTCTTCTTAGTGATGCTTTATGACCATCCTGAAATAATCTTTTATCATCTTTATCTAATGCTTTGGTAATTAACAGGTTTAAAGCAAAATCTTCACTTGATGCAGAATCTCCAGATTTAGCAATAATAGATTCTCTTTCAGCAATAGTTAATGGATGCCAATAAATTTCTAGAATAGTCTCATTTCCATCTTTTAATTCGTAAAGGTATTTTTGTTGTACACCAAATTTGTTTTTAAGAAGTTCGATTGCTTCCATATAAATTAATTAAATATTATATTAGTATACTAGGCATTAGCCGTAAATTGGCAAGATAATATACCGACAAAGTGACTCCTATCCTCAATTTCTAATGGTGTAGGGCCATTTATATCTGTAACTCTAGGTTTACAGCTAAATGTATCAACATAAGTAGAAGTATTAACAGAAGTTAAGCCATCAATAACAGCTTCAGATATTTCAGCTAATTCACTTGTACCTTTTGATTTTGGAACATATACATTACATTGAATTACTCCAGCATAATAATCTGAAGAAGCACCTTGATTTTGTAAAGTTGATTGTGAAAAATCAATAGTCATTAAAATATATTTTTTTGTTTTTCCAGGGGATGTGAAATGTACATTGTCATAAACCATTGAGACAGTGGGGTCTACATCTGCTACTGCATCTGTTACTGCTTTTTCAAAAGCTGCTCTTGTATTTACTAAAGTCATTTAGAAAACTCCGTATATTTAACACCTGTCTGTGAAGAACCAAAACCACCAGTAGTACTTCCACCAACAAACAATCTTCCTTTATCTGACATAGTTTCTTGTATCATTTTACCTAAAGAACCTTGAATAAAAAGTTGAACTTTACCTCCCTCTAAAGCATACACAGCATATTCAGCTTTATTACCAATAAAAACTGGTCTTCTATAATTAAATACTCTTTTTACTGGAAATCTTGGTTGAACAACAGGATTTTGAGGTTTATTGCCACCTGTTCCAGCAAGAAATGCTGTCATCGCTTGTTTTTTAATTCCCGACCAAGGTTTAAAGTTTTCAATTTTATCCGTTGCTTTGACAGGACTACCTTGTGCTACCCAACTAGACGCAAAAAATCCTGTATAAACTGGACTGCGTTTTTTCGTAGATAACTGAGTATGAACTTTTCTTATAAGAGCATTATAATCTTTAGATATTTTTTTATTTAAATCTCTATTTCTACTATAAAGTTCTTTTAAATTTCTTATAGTCATTAGAACCTCACAATAATTATAAATAAATAAGTTTGACCACCTTTCTTTGTATCTATATCAACTATTTGTGCAACCCTATTAGAACCAGCAAAGCTAAGTGTAATTTCATCATCTAGATCTGGTTGATTATCACCTATCAGATCTGGAGTGATATATAACTTAGCTTCTCTCATTTCCTGTGCAGCTTCTTCTTCTGATCTAACAAAAGATATTGGTACTTTAATATCTGAATAAGTTGTATCTATAGAAACTTGTTCACCTGTTTCCACGTTATATGCTGATATTCCTTTTTTTGTATAAGTAATGGTGTGATCTAAAGAATCACCCAGTTGAGCAACAACACTTTTAGCAACACTTCTAAATAATGAATCTAATTGACCTGCCATTATCCTCTAACTACCCTCATCTGAAATGTTCCTGCTCCACCTAGCATATACGCTCCAAGATAACTTTGTAACCATGGATAAACATCCAAAATATTATTTATAGAACCAGTGCCTTGACTATCAGTATTGTATTTAACTTGTAAATCTCCTAATTTTACCTCAGAAAAATTACCATCCTTACCAGTAGTACCAGTAATAGCACCAGTATCATTGGCTAAAGCTCTAGCTAATTCATATTGTGCATATTTAATATTTAACGGAATAGTAGAACAGGCTAATTCAACACCATCTACCTGATAATTATTTCTAGGAAATTTAAGTGCCTGTCCATCATCACATCTATCACCATAATAAACAAAGCTATCAATCCATCTAGTAGCTGATATTAACGCTCTATTCTTTTGATCGTCTGTTTTGTTTGTCCACGTTGAAGAGTCTGGAACTGTTTCAAAATAACTATTGGCTTCTGTCAATGTGACATAGCTATTAGCATTAGCATCTTTTATAGTTGCATTTATAGTGGCTGCCACGATAAGAAAGTAATTTTAGTTTTATTGTAGCGTAAAGAAAAAACCCCACCAATAATTGATGAGGTTTCTTTGCAGATCATACTAATACTATTACGCAATAGTAGTTGTATCAAGTGGTGTGTTAACGATCATTTCAACCACAGGAATTAGATCAGCATCATATGTAAGACCCCAATTGCTTAAGTTACCTAACTGAGCATTTGTTGGGTTGTCTGTAGCAGATGTCCACTTAGTTCCCATAATGTGATAAGCACTATGATAGTCAACAGACATAACATCCTGCTTAGATAAGATGTTTCTATCTGATTCAATGCTTAATGGAGACTGTTCACCTTCAAGAATTGTTCCTGACTTGATTAAGTAGCAACGGAACTCTTTCTGATGACCAGATGTACCTGGAATTACTGTGTTAACTTGTGAGTCAATAACGACATTCATACCAGCAAATTGACCGATACTTCTTTCGTTAACACCAACTCCACCGCCACCCCAAGTTACTGCACCACCAGTAGATAGAGCAGATGTTGAGAATGTAAGCATACCAACCTGATATAGATAGTAAGCAACAGATGGATGAATTACTAGAGTATCTAGCTCTTCGCCTCTTTCTCCAAGAAGTGATCTACCTCTTGCAACTGTAGAAGCTGTTAGGAAGTTAGACTCGTCAGCACCAGAAGCAGCAGCTTTACCTAAATCAAGTAAGTTTGCACCTAATGGACCAGAACCAGATCCAAACAAACCATCTAATATACTGAAAAGTCTTGCAGAATTAAGCTTGTTGATAGCATCTGCAATTTGGTTTCTGATGTGACCCATTGGATCTTCACCAGCAGCCAATACAGCTACATCATCAACAGCATATGCAAAACCTCTATGACAGATAGTTGCGATCTGTGTTCCTGTACCAATCTTCTGTGGTGTTAAATAACCAGCGTTACTTGTACCCCATGTTGATGTACCATCTAAGATTTCCTCAGTTGGTGAGATTGGGTTAAATTCTGGAACTTGTATTCTTGTTCCACCTTCTGATGCGTCAAGAAGTGCATTACGCACAACAGCACCAGATTTAATAAACGCACTACGTTCCTTGATAGCTTCGGAAACGTATGTGCTGAGATTATTTCTCTTAACGATGTCCGCTAATAGGACAC